GTGTTACCCGATACGCCGAGTAGCCCTGTGGCGTATGCAGTGTTCTCATTGTAGCAGATGTCGACCTCTCCTACAACGTTTTATTGGCGCTCCTGGAATGAGTTGAACATTCGTAAGCAGGCTTCGTAGACCCGCCACCGGATCCGCCGGCAGAAGCATTATGGCATATAAAGACCTTCGATTTCTGAATCAACAATCATCTCAGGCATGTCGTCGATCCAAACATCGATATTGATCTTGTGAACGTGATGCATAAAGTGTCGTTTCGGGCGTAGACCCGTTCCGAAGCAATTCTCAGCACCGATGATACGACCAATAGTCATCTTAGGATCATCCATATGTTGAGTGCCACGAGCAGATACACAGTAAACTTTATGTCCACGGTCAAGAGCTTGTTGTGCGAACCAGTTCCACAAGAGTGGATCTTTGGTGTAGGTGTCGTCATAGTCGATTGAAATGTTCATTTTCTTCTCCTCTACACCATCATAATCTAAACTGTTCCACATGTAAACTACAAAGTTGTCTTTTCTTTGCCAGTATGTGGTGGATTATCAACCCAATTACTGTCACCAAAGTCAAGAACTTCATAGTCGCCGTTTTTGATAGCTTTGTTCACTTCAAGTAATCCATTCACGATATCGATGATAGGAGTATCCACGAATGAGTCACCGGGAGAGAACTGAAAGTTTAGTAGATCGACTCCATCATGTCGCACCTTTTCAGTGTAAAGATAACGAACGAGTTCGTACTTAGCATTTCGCTCTCGTACATATTTCTTTTCATCATCAGTGAGTTCTTCACCCGATAACGACCTCATAGTCAATTCAAATGCTTTATCAAACATAACTAAATCCTTATCTGGTGCTGCTAGGAGGTAACGATCCTCCGTCCCATCCTTACCAAAGATGTATAATACCTCTATACTATAGCAGCGTTGTTGGTGTTCCTACTAGGAATTGAACCTAGACCCGCCCCATGTCACGGGATTGAGCAAACCATTACACCATAGGAACGTTTATATAAGTTTTTCTCGCTTCAATACAGCTATCACTGATTCTTCTAAAGAATCATTATCTTTGATTGTACCGACGCCAAGATAGCCAGGCCCACTTATATAATAGAAGCGGATAGGTTGCGATGTTCCGAGAACACTTTCTCCAATAGTGTAAGACCTATGCCCAACTTTATATTTGTAATCTTCACAAACTCTCATAGTATTACCTTTTATTATTGGTATCCCCAGCGGGTGTCGATCCCGCTTCTTCGCCTTGAAAGGGCGATGATCTAGCCAACGTAATCTATGGGGACGTTGTATATGGTGGGAGAGGAGGGAATCGAACCCGTCCGAGCGTTGCCGCGATGGAGTTACAGTCCACTGCCTCACCTTGAGGCGTCTCTCCCAAATTGGTCCCTTCTACAGGTAACGATCCTGTGTCTAACGGTTATCAGCCATTCGCTCTACCTTTGAGCTAAGAAGGGTAACTAAATTACGGCCCACCGTTAACTGAGCAGTCTCTCAAGCATTTTCACTCTGCTTTTTTATCGTCGGCTCAAGCACGGTGGGAACGCAGGCCGACGTTGTTCTGGAATAGTTTATCTCGAGAAACACTAAACTCAGACCAACCTATTTTGGTGCGGATGAAGAGAATCGAACTCCTGACACCATGCTCTTCAGGCACGTGCTCTACCAACTGAGCTACATCCGCATATTGGTGTACCGGGAGAATTTTGAAATCTCGACCTTGGGATTAAGAGTCCCCTGCTCTTCCTCTGCACTCAGTGTATCATCAAAGTAATGGTGGATCCGGTCGGACTCGAACCGACGTACTCCGATTAAAAGTCGGGTGCTAAAACCACCTCAGCTACGGATCCACTCTTTGCGAAGCGCCACCTTATCGTCACGGCGTTCCACCTTTTTAGTCTTTCCATGAGCGCCCGATGGGCGTTTGGAAAGATGAAGGACGAAAGGATTTCGTGCCTTCGGAAGTTCCTTATGTTTCATTTTCTTTCTCTCTAAACTGGACGGTCATCTTGCCGTCAGGCCATTTTTTCAACACATACATGTTGTATTTCCATACACCATATGAACGGTGCACTTTATTAAGATAGCTTAAGTTTCCGGTATGTATCATTTCGTCCTCATTACTATCTCTGTCTATACTGATTCTATACAGATGTCAATAGCGAAGATCTGCAACAGAGTCAAGATCTACTTCACGAATATCCGGATCGTATCGAGACGAAGTGAGCGGAGATTCTGCAGCCCAGTCGCTCCAAGCAGTAAGAGCGCGTTCACGAGTGGAATACACTCCGAGTAGAGACGATCCTTCGTACGGGACGGACCATAGAAGTACAAAAACAGTCATTTCGTTTATCCTTATGAAGCTTTAAGAGCGTCTGCTAGTTCTTTCCAAGTGAAACCGACATTCATCTCAGCATTCTTAGCAGCAGCTTCGAAGTCTGCAAAAGGACCAGCTGAGGTGAAGTTATCGAGTAGACGACCTTCAGGGGTAAAGAGCATGTACTGGTTAGCATAGTTCTTATTGATGATAACCGGCTTAATCGAGTTGGTAGCAGTGAAGGTGTTGCCAGTCTGTTCGAACTTCATCAAGAGAGTCATGGACGGTTCCTTTCGTTCCTTACATTATTAGAATACACTGATTCTAAACGAATGTAAATAGAAAAGTGCACATTATCATAAAATATTTTTGGTGGTGCCAGATGGACTCGAACCATCTCTTCGGGCTTATGAGACCCAAGTCGTTACCGTAACGTGTCACCGTATATTGGCACCGGAGGTAGGAATCGAACCCACTACGCAGGGTTTTGGAGACCCTCGCTCTACCACTGAGCTACACCGGCAATATTGGAGGTGAGTGTCAGAATCGAACTGACTACTTGCGTGCTTCGGATTTGCAATCCGACCCCTTACCATCCGGGCCACCCACCGATTCTATTTACAGTTGCACTCTTTGGATTCGAACCAGCCCAACCTGATACAACAGGACGAAACTAACCTTGCGCCATTACGGACTAGAGAGCATGTGAAAATAGAATTTGTTTATCTCTCGGGTTTTTCAGCTTTCGCTTTCATCACCGAGGCCGCCCATTCGAGTTTGTTTATAGTGGTTACTCGCAGTCTCGTTCCGCGTATCCACTTTAGTCATGAAAAAACCCTCCGAGGGTTTTCCTGGAGGGTTCTTGAATTTCGTTCATTTGCATACGAACTACTAATCCTGGGAACCCTCCCAAGGCATATACCATTCATTGGTGCAAATAAAGCGTTTCATGTATTCCTCTTAGATTACTTAACTATATTTATACTGATTCTAGTGATGTGTCAATAGATTTTTTGAACTTTTTTTAACAGGCTAGGTTTTAGTTTGTTGATCTACCATTGATCTATCTACCCGATGTGGATGGAATGGGACTCGAACCCATAACGTACAATTGTACTTTTGCTGTAGCTAGCCTAAATTCTTTATAGATTATTATACTGGATCAACTTTTTGCTGAACGCGGCTTTACCATTTGCCTACACCCCGTCAGTAGTTATGGTCGGGGCGGTGGGACTCGAACACCACAAACACGTGCTTCCAATGCATAGCTATTTGTTGCTGTAATGATCCAAAATTTTAGCGAATGTAAAGCGTATGAGTCAGTCTTTCAACTTCCTTTAGACACTCTTCACATTCTTGATCTGTAAGTTGGTCTAAGGACTTGTTTTGCCAAACCCTTAGACCTGTTTGTTTGAGGATCTCTCGCGCACGATTAGTACGCATAGCGATCCGCCATGAGAGTCTTCACCATTACATTGTAAGGGGTGAAGTCTTCAAGGTCGTTCGCAAGAACGCTCTTCATGATCGCAGGCGAGAAGCCAGAGATATGAGCAGTACCACGTTCGTCGAACTTGACTGGAGTGTTACCGTTCTCCTTACCAACCATAGACAAGTTCCAGAAGACAATCTTCGGTACAGTGTAACCAGCGTCCTCATACTTACGCTTGATCATCTGCATAGCAGAGTCATCGTAGCGAGTGCACTGGTCAAACTGCATGTCCGAAAGAATGAGCAGCATCTGAGGCATGTCCTTCTCTGCAACCTTGCCATTGACAGCGATCTTGAGAATCTCGTCAAATGCAGCGTGCAGATTAGTGTTCATTTCCCAGTGGGCTTTTGCCATCTGCTTCATCTTCTGAGACAGAGTACCTTTGAGGTGTTCCATCTTAGGCTTACCAGAGAAGGTCAGGAACAGGTCCTTAAAATCTCCAGTGTTCTTGTCTGCACAGTAAAGACCGAGCGAAACTGCAATGTCGATAGGAGACAGTTGCGAACCATAAGAGTAACCAAGGCTACCCATAGAACCCGAAACGTCGACCATTGGCATGATACGAGCATCACCGATAAAGTTAGGCAGAGCCTTCCACTGTTCGTCTGCAACAGCTGCATTACCCTTTACAACCGATTTAACGATATCGTAAGGGTAAACTGCTCCCGCGTTGATCTTGACATTAGGGTCACGCTGTTCAACCGGCTTCTTCAGTTCCGCAATGTAAGCAGAGTATGCGTCCTTTGCGTTACGGCCAAAAGCCTTCTGGTAACGAGCAGATGCAAGAGAAGGAACATGCGAGAAGTTGATTGCTTCCCATTCCTTAGCGCACATCTTGCTTTCAACAACGTTGGTCAGACCAACAAGTAGCTTACGGTACTGCTTAGGAGTCAGTTCAAGGAACCGAGTCAGTTCAACAGCGATCGGACCTTTACGAGGCATCCACTTAGCGCAGAGACCATCCTTATTAGCGAGTGCTTCACGAATGAATGCAAATGCCTTCTGGCGGTTGGTTGGATCCTTGTAGGTGAACAGGTCGTCCCAACGTCCCAGTTCAGGAACCTTAGACATAAGCTTACCAGCTAGAGTTGGGTCGGTAGCCTCTAGCGCAGAGAGCAGATTACGGAAGGTAGCACGTTCACCAGCACCACCGCGAATATCACGTGCCCAGAGGAGCATGCGAAGAGTCAGATCCTGGTTTTCGACCAGAGATGCAACAAACTGCTTGGTGATATCAGTACCACGGGCGGAACCAATCAGGCCGAACAGATCAAGAACAGGAGACTTAGAAGTAGCACGTGCCTTCATACCGTTTGCAGTACGAGCAGGAGCTTTAGCCTGAGCCTTCTTAACAGCGTTTACAAAAGACATAGTGTATTCCTTTCAGGTTGGTTAGGGAATCGAACCCTTGAGACTTTGTTTTCAGAAAAGTTTGGCACCATGCCGGTTTAGTTGCCGAACCCAACCTATTGAGTTCATAGTTTAATCAGGATCGCGCCTTGCGGCCTAGGTTTGATTACAAGTCAAATGCTCTACTGAGCGGTGAAATGCTGTAACGATCCTATATTGCTTCGTTCACATCGTAAATACAGTATAAACTGATTCTCTACAGATGTAAATAGAAATATGATGTGGTTTTAAAGTTTTTATATTGTCAATAAAGTAAACTACTTATACTTCGTAGATTATTATGACAGCACCATTACCACCGCGGCCAGACGTAACGGCGGATTCAGTTGCAACACCACCGCTTCCGGCGCCATACGTAGGAGATCCTGAAGCGCCGGATCTATTTCCATCAGAAGCATCATAACTCAGAATAGTTGATGCTAAGAATGGCTGTGACCTATTACTTAAGTAAGTCGCGATTGTAGGATACGCACTATATCCTGAAACTTTAATGCCTGGTGTAGTTGAGTCTGTTGTGGAGCTCGCGGCAGTACCTGCATCAGCACTCGAGAATCTTGGAGCTCCACCGCCAGCAGCAGTTGTTCGCACGCTGCTTCCACTTATAGCAAATCCTCCACCAGCCCCACCAGTAAGATTTGCAGTATTTCCGCCAGATGCAGATCCACCAGCTCCACCAGCACCAGAAGTTCCATCACCTCCTCCTGATGTTGATTGCGAGCCAGTTCCTCCACCGCCCCCTCCAGCAGACATATTCAAGCCTAGTCCCACAAAACTAGATGCCGAGCCAGCGTTTCCGCTTATAGCACTTTCTTCACCACCAACACCAACTCCAGCACCACCGCTACCGATAGTAATAGTTGCAGAACCTGAAGATACTCCTGATATAATGCTGTATGCTACACCGCCAGCACCGCCTCCACCACCTCCAGCTATACCGTCGGTGTTACCATAAGGACCAACATTTCTTGCTGGCCAACCCATACCGCCAGATCCGCCTGCGCCAATTACAAATATGTGAATGAATCTTGCGAGCTTATTTTTGAGTGTCCATGATTGGGAAGATGTTATTATTTCAGATAAAAAGTTGCCAGATAAAGCTTTACCATAAAAGTCGCTAATAGATATTCTACCGCTAGTTGGTATTCCGCTAGCTACACCATAGTATTCGGTTAAAGAAATTGGATTTGAGCCTCCAAATTCTGCTTGTATTTCTGATAAACTTAATGGGCCACTAGATTTAATCGTCATCTTATCACCTTGTGATCACGTACTAAAAGATACACCTGATTCTTAGGCATCTTTTTTCCACAAAAAATAGCATAATTTTTTTCATTTGCAATTTCAATTATTCTTTTTGATCCGGTCCATTCATCTAAACTTACTATACTATCAACATCATTATTATCAATCAAATTTAAATTCGAATCATATCTTTCTACGCGCGCTGTATTTCTATCTACGAAACGATAAATTTTTGTTTCGTATATGACACCATCATTTGAATAATAACCCATAAGGTCTATACCTCCGCCAGAATAGTTGGTGTATAACCTAACTTTATCAGTATTTAAACTTTCAAGTTCTACGTAGAATTTAGTAATTTTTCCTTGTAAATAATCATTAGCTATTTTTTCAGGTACTTTTTTAACTAGAGTTGAAAAGGCATCAAACGAGTTTAAAACCAAGCACACACTTTCGCCACTTTCACGAATAGAAAACCCAATTTCAATAACACTGTTTTTGACGTGATCTTCCAATTCAACGAAACTTTTATGTATTTCGTAAAAATGTGCTATATTCATAATAGATTCCTATCTTTATATTTCATATGAGATTGCATGACAGTGTCCCTATCACATATATAAGTTTCACAACTATTTATAAAGAAGTATCAGCAGAAACCTTTTTTGTAATAACTTTATGCAACCCGGGATTTACGACCAGAGCCTTTTGTAGTATCTCGTGGCGAATAAAGTTTCGCATGTAGCGAGTATCTTCGTTCGAAGTATCCTCTACCCAAGGAACGGAATGGCTTCTACACCAGTTTACGAACTCTGCCTTTCTATTGAGCAGAAACGGACGAATTACATTTTGATTCGAATATGGAATGATCTTGCCTTCGCCATGAAGGCTTGACCAGATCCAAGTCTCAACGCAGTCGTCAAGGTGATGGCACGTTACGACCGGTTCGTCTTTTTCGTGGAAGAATCTGTATCTCTCGTTTCGCCAGAACTCTTCTTGAGACTCATCTTTTCTTTTGATGCGCGAAATATTTCCGACTTCAATCGTAAGAGTGGTGCCATGCGTATAGTCTAGCCTAAATTCGCTATTCTTTGTTTTGATATATTTCTTAAGAAAGTCGAGAGCTACACTTGAAGTTTCAGTGTCGTGATTGAAAAACAAAATGTTTACGTTATGATTTCGAAGCAGAAAATCTACGACGGCCATGGAATCAACGCCACCAGAGCAAGCGACGTTAATGTCTCTAGGAAGCTTTCCTTGAATCTTAATCAAGTTTATTCTCCTAGAAAGAATTTGTCTTCTTCTGCTTGTTCGAGCAAATGACGAACGAATTCTAGATATTCTTCGATAGTAAGATCCATTTTATTCTCCTTTATCAGATAGCGTTTGCAACTTCGATGCGTTCAGCCCAGACACGAGTAGGGCTACCATAGCCAAACTCTATACAGTCACGGCGAGCACGAGCCAAGCCGGAAGCTTCATCCCGACACCAAGTAAAGGCGCGGATAATCTCGCCCGTAGCAGTCTCAACAAAGATAATAAATCGAGGTACGTACATCTGAAGTTCTCCTTTTCGATAATTCAAACTATACTGATTCTAAATGAATGTCAACCGATTTCTTTATCAGAAACTCTTTTTCTTAATCCACTGGAACTAAACTTATGGTCTCGTTTGTTGAAATGAATACGAATACCACGACGCTTGCAGATCTCACGACCTGTGAAATCCTTGTCTCGATACTCCTCTCCGAGGATCCTAACATTGATAGGATAGAGTTCTAGAATATCCTCAAGGTCTTTTTCTGTCTGATAGACTACGATCTCGTCTACGTACTTGACTGCGGCTAGCTGTACATATCTCTCTACGATTGATTGTATCGGAGAGTTCTTTTCTTGTCTGTCAACTGAAGGATCTACCTGAAGTGCACAGAGCAAATGATCGCACTGATCCTTTGCTTCTCTCAACATCATTATATGGCCTGCGTGTAGTAGATCAAAAGTAGAAGCAACGATACCAATATTCAATCACCGATCTCCTTTAAAAGGTCAAACGTATGCTGCCAGTCTCTAACGTGAAATGCTTTACTCGGTTCTGTTAGTTTAGAACCAAGTGGATAGTCGTTACCCATCTTATCCATTCTATCTCCGAAGAAGTATAGAACATCAGTGATATGAAAGTCTGTAAGGATCTGAGACTTATCGCATCCTTTTGGATAGATGTCTAGGCCGGTCTCACCACCTATGCTCGTATGAAGTTGCGGAAACAGCGTGTTCAGCTTCTTTGCAAACTTTTCTCTTTCTTTAGTCTTTTCGTCCCACTCTACGTAGGCTTTTCGATCAGACTTGCTTGCGTTGCGGCCAACTACACTAAAGTTCAGAGTGCCCGGTCTATGCTCTATATGTTTTCCAGTTCTGATACTAAACTTGCTGCTAGAAAGAAACATTTCAAGAGTCGATAAGAGATCTTCTTGAGCTTGCCAGATACTCGTAGACTCATGTCTTTCTTTTGACCATACGTCGTTTCCAGAACATGAGTAGACGCGGACAACTTGATGAAGAATGCTATCTCCTAGCTGTTCTTGTGTCTTTGCGTAATCTGAGCCAGTAACGAGATACACTTCATTGCGATTACAAAAATCTAAGAACCATGTCTCAAAGCTTTCGTCTATTCGACTTCTGCTCGGAGTCAGAGTACCATCAACGTCAAATATATATTTTATCATTATATACGCCCTATCCAGTGTGTACAGTTATCACAGGGATCATCAAACATTAATGCCAAATACGACAGCTTTGGTAGGACCATGTCGTATCCTCTCTTTGATGTATATCTATATTTATCACTCTATCTTCATACATTATAAATAGATGGTACACCGATTCTGACGTAATGTAAATAGGAATATTCTATAATGACCAATTTTATGTCTCCGATTGAGTTTGTAGTCGTTGTAAAGAGACTTCCAAACGTTCAATTTTTTACACAGACTGTAAACATACCATCAATTTCAATGCAATTGATAGAACAATCAAACCCGTTCAAACCTATTCCGGTTCCTGGAGATCGGGCAATATACGGTGATCTTTCATTATCATTTATGATCGATGAGTCCATGAGTAATTACATAGAAGTACATAACTGGATAAAAGGTCTAACCTTTCCAAATAACTTCGAACAAAACGCCGACTTAAAAAGCAGCCAATACGGTCTATTTACCGACATTTCAATCATTATTATGAACAGCCACAAGAATCCAAACATAAACGTTTCGTTTCGAGACTGTTTTCCTGTGAATTTATCCGATGTGACGCTTGACACCACACAATCAGACGTGGTATATCCTCAAGCTACTGTGACGTTTACTTTTAAAGACTTTACAATAACACAGATATAAGGAAAGATTAAATGTTCGAATACAGATGCGCCATCCTCGGGGTGGTCGATGGAGATACGGTTGATGTTGATATTGACCTAGGTTTTGGAGTATGGCTAAGAAACGAAAGAGTTCGCATTATGGGTATCGATACTCCTGAGAGCAGAACTTCTAATGACGTTGAGAAACTATTTGGCCTAGCCGCAAAGAAAAGACTAGCTGAGATACTTGGAGAAAAATCTATTCTCAGAACTCAGAAACCAGGAAAGAGCGACGAAAAGTTCGGAAGAATTCTTGGAGACTTCGTGATAGGTGAAAAGACTGCTGGTGCTATACTTATAGAAGAAGGTCATGCTGTTCCATACTTCGGAGACGCAAAAGAAAATTCTCAAGATGCACACGCGATTAACAGAGTAAGGATTCTCAACGAAGGTCTCGTAGATCGTGAAGAATACGAAAAAGCATTAGTAAAAGAGTCAAAAGAAACATAAAGGAGAAGACATGTCTCATATATGTTATAAAATGGCTAATCTAGCTTCTATTGCTTACCTAGATGGCGCTGCAGCGAAATCAAAAATAAAAGAACTTGGCTACACAGGTCATAAGTTCTTCGAAAAAGATGGAGCTCAATGTCATGCAGTATGGAATAAAGACGAGTACGTTCTTGCTTTTAGAGGAACAGAACCGACTGAACTTTCTGATCTTCTTGCTGACTTAAACGCTATTCCTCGTAGTTCTATGACTCATGGTCTGGTTCATTCTGGCTTTCGCGGAGAAGTAGATAAACTTTGGGATGCATTAGTAGCTCACCAAGTCAAACACGAAGGTAAAAGATTCTACATTACCGGACACTCGCTTGGCGGAGCTATGGCTACGATAGCTACTTCTCGTTTTGAAGAACATACTAAGGTAGAACTATTAACGACTTTCGGGTCACCTCGTGTAGGAACACGTAAGTTTGTTAAGAACATTGAAACCAAGCATATGAGATTTGTTAACAACAATGATCTTGTAACTAAAGTTCCATTATTCTTAATGGGATATAAGCATCACGGCACTCTTCAATATATTAACTTCTACGGTAACATTCGTAAGCTTACAACGTGGCAAATGGTTAAAGATAAATGGCGTGGTTGGAAATCCGGTGTTCTAGATGGAGCAAAAGATCACGGCATGGATAACTATGTAAGATGCACGGAGAAAATGGAATGATGGAAACTATTAACGCAATGTTTGGAGATACTCTCTGGATTTATACGGCTATAGCCGGTGCGCTTATCGGCGCAGCATTTCTTGCGTGGTTTAAAGAAACTAGAGCTGGCATCTGGGGTTATGCT